GCGGTATGCGATGTACTCGTTTTCGGTGTTCTCACGCTTCGTCATTCTCATGGTGAATTTTGCGAGTATGCGAGCGGGATCCGGGAACGAGCGGCCTGTGGTAGTCCAGATCCGNTTGGCGAAGTCNAGGTAAGGCAGAATTTCNATCTTCTGCGTGACTCCGGTCTCTCGAACCATGTTGATTGCGAGACGCGTTTTCCTAATGTCGCCTACCAGTGTGTTATCGTCGCCCTTGCCGAGGAAAAGGACAAGCTTGACGATTTCAAACGAGCAGACGGTCGTGCCGGTGGACATGAGCCAATTGAATAGTGCTGTTCCAGGCTCTCCAGAGAACAGACGTTCGATAACCTCGAACAACAGGCCGAGCATGGTCAATCCTTTGCAGAATCGACGAGCTCGAGAGATGAGATAAAGCGATATGATAGTATCGCCAAAGCCGAGTGATTTCAGCACCTTTGCGATGAAGTAGCGGTGCACATTGATGTGCGAAGAATCCTGCTGCTTCAAATCGATGGAGATGCATCTTTTCGTTTTATGTGCCCCAGTAGCGCGCACGGCCTCGTCGAGCTGTTCAGTGGAATAGCCGGAATCGTAGATGACCTCGGGGCGAAGCATCAACTGGAGCATTTTTGTGGCCTGAACGATGAGAGGGCAGATGGTGGCGTTCATGGCCTTGTTTGTCGCGAGTATTCCTTGTCCGCACTCAGCACAAAAACCGAAAGTTTTAAATTTCGGCTTGCATTGGCATTTGAGGAAATACTCGTTTTGTAAGACTCTACCTGAGTCAATGAAGGGCACTTCAGCTGCGATTTGGGCAATGCGCAGTGCGGACGCGTTGCTGAACCAGTTGGAAAACATGCTTGCGACAGAGGGGATGGCGACTTGAGCCTCCGGGCGGATCATTGTATTGGTCCACCTCGAAAACATTATGTCAGCCAGTTCGAAGGCACGTTTGTTGGGGATTGCTACGTTTTGGGGCTTCGTGTAGCGGTCGAAGACGGCGAGGACAGATGCGAGGACTTCGGTGTTCGAGAATGGATATCCAATGTGATGGTATAGAGTGGGCTGATGCAGCTCAGC